TGATGAGCCTCATGAGCCACGCGAGGCTGTTGACCATCCCAACCATTATCACCCTGGCTCTGGCGTTGAGGTGATTGATGCGATTGAAGCGTGGGCGCTCGGCTTCAACCTCGGCAACGTGATCAAGTACGTAGCGAGGGCTGACCACAAGGGCAAGCGCTCTGAGGACTTGCAAAAAGCGCTGTGGTATCTGATGCGCGAAATATCTGCACACAACAATGGCGATGACGCGTGTTAATGTTGTACGCAGCCTCTTGTTGGGGTTGGTCAGCCTCGATCATCTGTTCTAGTCGCCAAACTTAAAGCTAGATGATCGGGGCTTCTTATATGTGCACACAACAATGGCGATGATGCGTGTTAATAGTATGCCCCACGCTGATTCTGTCCTTTGTTCGTTGTCGGTCGGTCTCAGCGCGGGGTGTCTCTCTTGGTGCCAGCGCTGTCGATCAGTCGTGAGCTCATCAGAGCCTCACTACTTCAGAGCCACCAAGACGCTCTGCGTGGAATATGATGGCCCTGTTGATAGTAGCTCCTTAATCGCACAGGGAGCTTGGCCTGATACTATGCTTGACAACGTGCAAGAATATGCTGACACTAAGCGAGATTGATGGAGATAGCTGACGATTGATGGAGGGTTAGACCCTTATCTCTCGAGGCTACATGAGAAAGCTCGACTACCAAGCAGAGCAAGATGAAGCGCCACGCCATATGCGAGCGCTTCACCCTCGTTTCTCTACGCGAGGCATAAGCGGTACACAGCTTAGCGGTGGTGTGATCTCTGGCTATGAGCGCAACCCACAGCTGACCGGAGTGAATTGGGTCACTGAGGCTGAGGATATGTTACGGACTGACCCTGTGGTCAGGCGCTCGTGGCATATGCTGCGCCAAACGCTACTCAGCGCCACGTGGCGTTGGGAGAGCGCAGATGAGCAAGACCCTCTCTGTAACGAGCTCGCAAGGTTCGCCAATGAGGCTTGGGGTCTCGATGGGTATGCAGGGCAGATGACCATGAGTTGGGAGGATCAGCTCAGCTATCTGCTTGAGTTCGTTCCTCTTGGTTATCGGTATGCCGAGGAGGTTTACCGAGTAGGGCCAGACGAGAACGGCAAGGTTCGCGTGTGGCTTTGTCACTACGCAGACCGAGAGCCTTCAGCACACATGAGGTGGTTGTCACGCGACAATCAGCACCTCGATGGAGTGCTTCAAAACACTGTGGGTGTGGGTAAGACTGCTGAGCCTATCCCCGCCAACAAGCTCCTGCTCCTCACGCTCAATCGCACAGGCTCCAACTTTGAGGGCTCTGGTATGCTGCGCCCTGTGTGGTGGTGGTGGCGTACCAAGCAGCGCATCGCCAACATGATGTGCGTGGGCGCTGATCGTTGGGCTATCCCTGCGCCTAAGATCAAGATTGATCGCTCGGTGGCAGAGCAACAAGGGCTCACCGACAGCGACATTAACGCGATGATCGATGAGGCAGAGGCACAGGCTCAAGCCTTCCTCAGCGCTGAGCAGTCTTATCTTATTGATAACCCTGTGGTCAGCTTTGAGACATACAGCGCAGCGCCTAACCTATACGCTCAAGGCCCTCTCGACATTATCCGAGAGTGCGACAACCAAATCAGCCAAGCCTTCCTCGCTCAGTTCGCCAACCTCGGCATTACTGACACAGGCTCTCGCTCTGTTGGTGAGGTTCATCTCAGCGTGTTTAGGCGCGCTGCTATCAACCTCTGTGACATTGTGGCTGGCGCTGTGAGCGGTGTTGATCGCAGAGGCGGTGGCTCGATTGGTCGCTTGGTTCGTTGGAATTATGGCGCTGTTGATCCAAGCAAGCTCCCACGCCTCAGTCATAGCGGGCTCGACACAGATGACCTAGCTGAGAGCTTGGCGATGTTGCCGCAGCTCGTCACGTCAGGGCTCTTAACTCCTGATGATGAGCTTGAGCGCGCTATTCGTGAGCGCCTCGGTGCAGGTGACTTACCAGAGGAGGCGCAGCGTTCATCTGTAGAGCGCTCTGCATCTGCTGTGGGTGTGAAGGCGTTGGCTGAGGCTGCCATCAAGGCGAGGCGCAAGCATGAGAACGCTTAAGCGCAAGATGAAAGAGGTCGCTTTGGCGATCCCTGACAAGTACAGCCACATCGACTTTACGCCACCTGAAGGCGCTCGCAAGGCAGCGGAGCGAGCGTTGAGGCGCAGGGCAGACAAGCCTCAGTCTCAGCGTGGGATGACTGCTGTGGGTATCGCTCGAGCGCGTGACCTCATCGCAGGCAAGCGCCTATCGCCAGAGACAGTCAAGAGGATGCTCGCCTACTTCACCCGCCATGAGGTGGATAAGCAGGGCTCTACTTGGGATGACTACGGCAAGGGTCGTCAAGCTTGGGATGGTTGGGGTGGTGACGCTGGCTTTGCTTGGGCGCGAAAGGTTGTTAAGCAGATGAACGCAGCCGACAATAAGACAACATCTTTGAGGGCTTATGGCGAGGCTATGCAAGTCTCACCTCAAGCCACCTATGACGTGCCTGATGGTCTCACTCTCGGCAAGGCTTTCAAGACCTTGGCGCTTGGACAGGTCAGCTCTCGCATGAGTGGCGAGGCTATTGGCGCAGAGATTGACAGGGAGCTCCTTGAGGAGATGGTGCGCGTCTATCAAGACAGGCGTGACGCTGACCCTGTGATCATTGATTGGCAACACGCCACCTCACCCTTCGGTGGTGGCACACCTGCTCCACCTGAGAGCGGGTCAGCCCTCGGCTTGATCGTTGACCTAGAGCTTCGTGAAGATGGCCTCTATGCAGTGCCAGCTTATAACGAGCGCGGGCTCAAGGTGGTCAAGGATGCAGGTGGTGTCCTGTGGTCAAGCCCTGAATATCTCCAAGGTGAGATCTTCACACGCGATGGCGGGGAGAAGGTGGGCGATGCTCAGCTCCTCGCAATCACCCTTACCCCACGCCCTGCTCAGTCTCATCACAAGATTGATAGGGTCACACTTAGCGAAAAGGAGCTAATCATGGATGATATGTCCGTTGATGACCTCAAGTCTGCGCTCGCTGCTAAAGACGCTATGGTCAAAGAGCTTGAGCAGAAGATCAAAGATATGATGGAGGACTCAGAGGCTTCCATGGCTGGCGAGATGTCAGCTGAGGAGATGGCTGAGGAGCCCAAGAAGGATGAGGAGCCCGAGTCTGAGAAGATGGGCTACAAGTCTGAGGATGAGCTCAAGAAGAACAAGCTCAGCGAGGATCCTTCTGAGGAGCCCACCGATGAGCCCAAAGAGGTGTCTCCTCCTGCTGTGCAAGCCATGAGCGAGGCTACTCTCCTCAGCGAGATCAACAAGCTGCGCGCTGTGAACAATCAGCTCAGCGAGCGCCTTGGCAAGATCGAGGCTGAGAAGCTCGCAGTAGAGAGGCGTGAGGCTGTTAGCGCGCTTCTGCGTGAGGGCAAGGTCGCACCTGCTGAGCAACCTGCTGTTGAGGCAGCGTGGGATCAGCGCACTTCACAGCCTGTCTTTTGGTCAATGTTCAGCGAGCGCCCTGCAGGGTTCGCTGTGCCTCTCAATGAGGTTGGTCATGGTGCATCAGGCGAGGAGCTCACCAAGGCCAAGCTCGTTGATCGCGTCAAGGCTCTCGCCTCTGACAAGTCCATCTCCTTTGAGGCTGCGCTCAATCTCTTCCGAGAGCAGCACCCCCAAGACTATCTCTCAGCGTTCGGAGGTTAATCCATGAATACGCAGAACATTGTTAAATCCTTTGTCGCAGCGGGTGCCATCACCGAGTTCGCTGTGGTCGCTCTCACTACTGCTGGCAAGGTCGCTGTGGCTACCGATGCCACCTCTGATCTCGTTGTCGGTATTGCTCAGCGTGGTTGCGCTGCGGGTGACGCTGTTGAGGTGCTCGTGCATGGCACCTCTCGCGCTATCGCAGGTGGCACCATCGCTCTCACCGATACTCCCCGCCTCGCTGTGACCTCGGCAGGCGCTGTTGTGGCTGGCGATACAAGCGGTGACTACCCCATCGCTCGCTTCCTCCCCAACGTCAATCAGATCGGTGCATCTGCCAATGAGCAGATCTTGGTCTTCTTCCACGGCCCCATCTTGCCCAACGCCTAATAGGAGGTGATCCATGGCTAGTTCATACAGCAATCTGCATCCCGTTGATGAGATCCTCAGCAGTTTAGTCGTTGAGGCGGTTCCTAGTGATAGTCAGCTCATCGCTGACAGCCTCTTTGAGACCGTTAAGACTCCTGAGCGCTCAGGCACCTTGCTCCTCGAGGAGACCCGCAACTTCATGGGCGCAGGCTCAGGTCTCGACCTTGAGCGCGCACCCGGTGCAGCTCGTGCCAACATCGGTGGCTTTGATCGCTCAAGCACCACCTTCAAGAGCTTGATCTACTCTGCTCAGGACAGCATCGCGATGGAGGACATCCTCGACTCGCAGTATCCTGGCTCAGAGGAGGCTCGCATCGCTAAGAAGGTCGCTCGCGTCATGAAGCTCGCCAAGGAGAAGCGCGCTGCTGATCTTCTCTTCACAGGTAGCAACTTCAACACCGAGACCTCTACCAATCAGTTCGGTGGCAAATTCAACGCTGCGGGCGCTGAGCCTCTCACCTACCTCCATGAGCTCAAGGATGTGCTGTTCGCTAACGCGCATGGCATCAACCCTGACAGCCTCGTGATTGGTCGTGATCTGTTCCGCGCTATGGCTCGCAACCCTGAGGTGCGTGGCTTTGTCGGTACAGCTTCAGCGGGCATCGCCTCTGGCAACATGATCCTCTCTGATGAGGCTGTGAAGGCTGTGCTTCGTGACGTGCTCGGCATTCCCAACATCATGGTGGGTGAGGCTCGTCAAGATACTGCTGTGCCAGGCGCTGCTAGCTCTGAGGGCTACATCTGGACTGCTGACACGCTCTTCATGGGTATCCTCCATGGCGCTGACGCTATCGTGCAGAAGAGCGGTGGCGTGAAGGCCATGCCTGTCGCTGCTATGAACTTTGAGTTCGGTGGCATGGTGGCAGGTCAGTACGACAGCCTCGACCGCACCCGCCGTTATGTCTATGCCGAGGAGAGCCACCTCTTCAAGGTCATCGA